GCCTTCTACGCCGAGCCCCCACCCCCTGCAGTTTCTTCTGGGCAGCAGGGGCAGGGGACAGCATCTGCTGCACCATGTGTGCAATTCCGCTGCCTGAGCTTCGCTTTTCCATTGGAGCAGGCACGGTGTCATCCGGGAATAGCGATAGCTGAGCTTCGCTTTTTGTCAGAATGCGAAACTCACGAGGGGCAGGGGATCGGGTTCTAGTTTTGTTCGGCTTCATGATTTTGCCCGTTCTGGGGTGTAGTTTCGAGCGCTGCGGAAACACCGCGCAACATCGCATAAACACTGCTTTCCTATGTCTTGGCAGGCGGCGGCAACATACGTTTCGTTCGCCGTCTGGTTTGCTCGGGGTCGCATGGCAGATCCTGCAAAAAAATCTGGGGCTCGTCAGGAGCGGCGCAGCTTCGCCAGCAGCTCGTTGACTGGTGTCTTGATCTTTGCCAAGGGGCTGGACTTGTCGATCGCAGCAAACTTCTTCCTGGTGGCCAGGTGCGTGTAGATCTTGGTCGAGTCGGCCTTGGCATGCCCCAGCAGTTCCTGGCGCACCAGCAGGTCGATGTCGTCTTCGGCCAGCTCGGTGCCGAACAGGTGGCGCAGGGCATGGGGGTGGAGCTGCTTCTCATCGATGCCGGCCTTGCGGCCGTGCTTCTTCACGATCTCCCACACCGCCTTCGGCGCGAGCCGCCGGCGCTCCCCGATGTACAGGTGATCCGGCACCATCATGTTCATGAACGAGATGAACAGCACCCGGTCACCATCCGGCAGGTTGCGGTCGATGCCCTGGAGGTCAGGATGCTCCAGATACAGCCGCAGCAGCATGTCGGCCTCTCTGGGCACGGGCACGAGGCGCTCCTTCTCGCCTTTTTCGAAGGTGCGGAGCATGTAGCGGGACTGGCCGTCATATTCGGTGGCCATGAGCGCTGACTCATTGAGCCCGGCCACGCCGTCGCGGCGCAGGCCGCAGCCTGCCATGAGCGCCAAGATCGCGGCATCGCGCACGCCCTGAAGCGTACTGAAGTCCGGTGCCCACATCAGCTTCTCTGCATTGGCCAAGGTCATCATCGAAGGGAGGCGCTTCCCCGCCTTGGGATAGTGCAGGGCCTCTGCGGGATCCTGGGCGATCACCTTGTGGTGCTTCGCCCATTCGTAGAACGCCTTGATCGCTGCGACGTACGGGCGCCGGCTATTGGCCTGGACGCCCTGCTTATGGAGCCAAGCACCGGTGAACATTTCCAGCTGCTCCTCGGTGGCGGCGAGCAGGCCGTCCTGGCCGAGGAACTGTTCCAGGCGCGCCAGGTGGCGGCAGTACATATCGACGGTCTTGGCACCGCGCCCCTTGTTGAACCTGATGAAGCGCCGGAAGCGGGCAATTTGCTCGCTCTCAACCTTCTCCTCGGGGGTACCAGGGGCAGCGCAACTTGTGGAGCTGTGGATCGCTTGATTCATGATCTAACCAATTGATTTTAAAGAGTTTTATTTTCTATCCAATCCACAGGTTAGGGGTGTTTCCACCTTCTAACCTGTGGAACTATTTTTTAAGCAACCGCATAACCTGTGGATTTTTGGCCTCAACCTGTGGATGCCGCTCTCTGCGTTTTTTACCCTCTCTTCTCTCTTCTTCTTCTTTCTAATCAAAGAGATAGATAGAGATAGAGGAAGGCGTAAGGGGGAATAGCCGGTTTTCTGACTTGTGGAAAAACAGGCATAACTTGTGGAAAAACGGCATCGACTTGTGGATGTAGTTCTCTACAAAATCAAAGACTTAGCGAGTTTTCCACAGCAATCCACAGGTTTTTTGCGCTGCCCCCATACCCCCCCCTTCATAGAAATTCGCTATTGCGGCCCCCTGGCTCTCTTCGTCGAGGTTTTCCCCGAGCCCGGCTCCTTGCTGAGGGGGAACGGGGGAACAGGCGAGGCGAATGGGTCCGGGCGGCCGATATCCTGATCAGCGGCCTGCGGCCGAGGGAGTCCTGGCCAGGCTGGAAGATGGGGCGACACGCGCTGCAGGACCAGCTCCTCGGCGACATCGAAGAGGCCGAGCTTGCCGGGCATGGGAATGAACGGGAACGACGCTGGCCTGGCCAGCACGAAGCCATGCGGGCCGAAGAACCAGGGCGAGTTGCTCTCATCTACGCAGTCCACCATCTCTACGACGCCCACGAGCCCGCCTCGGCCGATCAGGTCCTCCGTAGGGATCACGTGTACCAGATCGGGGCGCGCCTTCAGGATCGCCCTGTGGCCCTGATGGTCGTACTGTCCAGCGGCATGTATCAGCAGCGGCCCCCGGTGGTTGGCGCGCCAAGTCCGGTTCTCGATGCGCTTCGGGTGCGCGTAGTGTTCGGCGTTCAGGATGAGCCAGGCCCACGGCTGGCGGATGGATAAAGCCTTCATTCGATTCCTAACAGTAAGGGTTGATGAGCCGCTTCATTCAGTGCATTTGCGGCCGCAGGATTGATCCAGACACACTCGGTTTTAACTTTTGTGCCGCGGCCGGCCGAGATCCGGGCTTTGGTCTGATGGAGCGTCCAGCCCGGTAGGCGCGCGTGATAGAGGTCTGTGTAGTACCCGGACAGCACCACCATGCCGCGCAACGAAGTGAGGATGGACAGCAGCTCAACGTGTGCAGCGTCATCCATCTCATGCCGGTAGGCTTGGATTTTTCCGTTCTTGATCCGAGGGACGCGGGTCTCAAACACGTACGGGGGATCTACGAAGTGCAGAGTTTCCGGACCGTCGTGCTGCACCATCACTTCTATCGCCGGCCGGTTCTCGATGAGCACCCCGCGCAGGCGCTCGCCTGCAGCCTCAATGGCGTCCGGATAAGCCGTCCAGTCGTGCTGTGCCGTGCCGTATGCGCGCTTCGTGTCGATCCTGAAGCCTGTCATGCCCTTCGTCGCGCCAGCAGAACCGAACCCCATCTGCGCGCGAATGCAAAGCCTTCGAGCGCGTTCAATGGGATCCTCGGACGGCGTCCACGCCTCGACGAATTCTTCGCGGGCATAGGGAGTCAGCCGCACGGCATCGACCAGCTGCGATCTGGTGATCGGGTCACGAAGGACGCGGAAAAGGTTCACGACATCACCATCGAGGTCGTTATAGACCTCCGCATAGCAGCGCGGCTTCTGCAGCAATACCCCGGCCGCACCACCGAACGGTTCGACATAGCACGTATGCGGTGGGAAGAAGCTCTGAATCCAGCTGGATAGCCGGAACTTCGCCCCGTGATACCGGAGGGCCGGTCGGGTCACCTTGCTCATGGCTTCTCGATCCGCGGGGCGGCATGCAGACCATAGCGCAGCAACCGATCCAGCGGGAGCACCTGAAGATTAGAGACCCGTCGGCCCAGGATGGTCCGTTCAGCAGTTCCGTCGATAATGCCGGCGTTCTCCATCTGCTTTTTGAAGACGCGATCTGACTTCACGGGCAGGCCGTTCCATTTTTCACGCAGTGCTGGGCTGGTAGATAGGTGATCCATGATGTGGCTTGTTCGGATCAAAAGAGCATCCCCGTCGTCAGGATTGATATCCCAACAGTAGGGGTATGAGAAACGACCGGCGGCGATTTCAGAGAGGGCAGTCTCCATGATCCAGACCCATGGCTCCCGGTCGGCGCTGGTCTCGCCGATGTGGCTGTTCATCTCGGTCAACAGGTCGCTATCGAATTCGCCCTGGGCGGTGTCAATGCCTGCAAAGTCGCACAGGTAGATCCAGGCGAGGTACAGAGCGGCATAGTTGCCCGACATGCGGAGGGCACCGCTGTCCGATCCGCTGGCGATCGATGCGTCCAGGAAGGTCGCGCGCACCTCACGGTACTTTTCGAGCACCACCTTCTTCGGTAGCCGGGTGATGTATTCCAGCCATGCACGCACAGGGAATCGAGGCAGTTCGTCAGGGAGCAGGGGCCCCTTCTTACCGGTGAGGTCCGTACGGATGATCTTGCCCAGCAGCGATCGCACAGGGACATCCTCGCCGGCAAGCAGCACAGGTGCCGAGAGCAGGTATTCCGTCATCTCGGCCCCGCGGCGCGTCACCGTGTACTGATAGTTCTCCTGCAGCATGCCCACCGCCTTGTCGATGACTTCCTGCCGGCGGGCGGAGAGTTCCTCCCATCCGATCGGATGAGACGTGTGGCTGATTGAGGTCAACAACCGGAATTCCGTGGTCAGGGATTGGCCGGACAGCATGGTCATCCCGATGGCACGTTCCAGGCGCTTGATCAAAGTGGATTTGCCGCTGCCCTTATCGGACTGAATCATCATGTGTGGCCAGAAGCCCAGCAAAACCTTCAGGTGCGCGCCAAGGCCCCACACCAATGGGAAGAGGGCGGCATTGCTCTTGAAGGTCTCCTGGAAGGCCCCGATGACTTGACGAGCCTCTCGCTCACCTCCGGTCGGGAAAGTGAGGTTGTGGTACGGGCATTGCTTCTCGGGTTCCGTGAAATAGCAGTCCGGCCCCTCGTTGACGATGAGTTGGCCATCGCGCCAGGCCACCCCGACGAAGTTCGCCGCCTGCCGCGCGCCCAGGTCCGCGGTGCGCTCGAGGATGTTGACCATGCGCGAGAAGGCTCCGCTGTTCCAGACCGGGCCGAACTTTTTCCAGCCGTCGACGTTGTGGAGCTGCTCGTCCAACATGACGCGCCGCTGCAGCACTGGACCATGCCGCGGCGTCTGCACCGACACAGCGAAGTAGACCTGGGGCTGCTGGTCGGGATCTCCGGTCATGGTTGCGGTGGCGCTGGCCACAGAGACGCGGGAGATCGAGGCCACGCGGAAGCCCGCCAGATCCACCATGATCGGGGTCTTGATCATGCCGTCTTCGCCTTCCTTCTCCTCCATTTTGGCGATGTAGCTGGTGAAATCCTTCCGAACACGGAATTTCCAGTACTGCGCGAAATCATGCGCGGGCAGGTAGACGCGTTTGATGCCTGGTGTCCCGACCTCGCCCGACAGCCCAGGGATCAGCCAGTATTCGTGCTTATCGAGGGCCGCCCGCAGCTTCTCCGCGCCGAGCTCCTGCAGCATGTCGTTGACGTCGTTGATCGGTTCATCGTCCTCATCCTTCCAGTCGGCCTGGTCAACGAGCATCACGCCGATATTCAGGGCCACCAAGCGCTCCACGAGGCGCCACGCTGCCTCCGGCCCCTGTCGATGTCCGGCGAGCTTGTGGGGCGGTTCAAAGGGCTGATCGTTATCCAGGCAGAGCACTACCTGCTTACCGCGCAGGAAAGTCCAGTCTGCGTGGTCCACGTTGCCCAGGCCGCGAAGCGCGATGGCGAAAGCATGCTCGTCGGCAGTCTCGATCGACAGGCAGTTGATCGCAGACTCGACGATGAAGACATTCCGGGCGTGCTTCAGGCGGCGCCAGTCGCTGCACCACAAGACGCCATCCTTCTCCCCCTGGGACTGCGTCTTCACGCCGCCATTGATATCGGGATCCAGGTAACGGAGGTCGACGGCACGTACCTGATCGGTGTGCTGGTCGCGGATGATGAAGGCTGCAGCAGGGCCGCCGTGGCCAACCTCTCCAGAGGGCCTCGAAGGAGAGACGTAGTTGTTGAAGCCCAGAGTCTTGCGACTGATGGCCTTGTCGATCACCTTATCGGCAATGCCGCGGCTCGTGAGGTATTCACGCACCTGGGCTGCCTCGGCGACGCACTTGTCAGCGATGTGCTCCACGAGGCTTTTCTCGCGCGCCTCCTGGGTGTTCTGGACCCGGCGCTCGGTCGGGATCCCATATTGGTCATGAAGCCACCGCATGGCCTCGCTGACTTCCGTGATGCCGAGGACCCACATGACCAGGTCGACGCAGGAGCCGCGTGCGTGCGGCTGGCCTTCCGCACTGTAATCGCGGAAGCTCCGGCCATCCTTCGCAATGCCAATGGATGGTGATTTGTCCTCATGGTGCGGGCTGTGGTAATTCGCGTTGCCGCCTTTCCCTCGCTTCAGGCCCAGCCTTTCTGCCAGGTCGTGAAGGTCAATGCGGTTCCGAAGTTCTTCGATTGATGCCATCTTTTTTATCTATATCCGTTGATGCGGGCCCAGACATCGGGAGAGAGGTGCCCCTCCATGTCTGGATCCTCTTGCATGTCATCCAGGGCTGCGTTCACTGCGCCCAGCAGCGTTTCCCCCTCGCCCCAGGCCTGCGGCTCCGCCGCGTCACAGTAGATCGCTACCTCCCAGCCGGCTCCAAAGGATGGAACGATGCTGACGCGCAGCTCCTCCATGAGGGAGCGCAAGTTCAGGGAGGTGGCGATCATTTCTTGAGCTCCCTCTCCGCTTCGGTCAATGCATTGTTCAATTCGGTCATGCGCTCATGGCAGCCGCCTGGGCGATCGGGGTGGTGGATCGATGCCAGGCGCCGGTAGGCGTTTTTCACATCGTCGAGGGTGGGTCGCAGCAGTGCTTGCAGCTCAAGGACAGCCTGCCACTCCCGTTTCTGGCCTGGGCTTGGCAGGGCGGTGAAGCCCGTGAATACACGTTCTAGCACCACGGCGCCGCCATGGCGCTCGATCGCGCGCATCGCATCAAGGGTTGCCGCGATGGCGGCCAGGTTGTCGGCGACACGGTCATACACATCGATCGCCATGACCTTGTTCTCGCCTTTCCGTGTGCGCCAGTACACGGCGGCGCCAGGGTCGCCAGGCTCGCTGCGATCAGAGCGCGGGAGGCCGTCCAGGCGAGTGGGCACGTTCGTGCTGATCACGATATCGTCTCGGGTGTAGCCCATGCGGTCGAGTTCGCCGAGCACGCGCGCCACGCCCTCGCTGATGGTCAGGCTATCGAAGCGGTAGGAGCGGGCCTTTGTGCTGAAGCGTGCTGTCTTGCGGTTTGTGCAGCGTGGCCAGCCAGACGGCCACTGAAGCGGATACGCATTGATCATTAGATACCTCCCTGGGCAACGTTCATGGCCACTGCCACCGGCTGCACCGTGGAGGACTGGCAGAGTGCAGCGCGAGCAGCGTTTTTCAGAGTCATCACTTCGCTCAGGGCGCCCAATTCAGCGTGGTATGCCGCCTCCATTTGCTCGGCTTGATCGGTGTCAAAATAACGCTCACCGGTTTCGCCGTCGGTCCGCTGGTGGTCTTGGTAGCGAGACTGAATGCGCTTCGTCAGCACGTTGATAACGTCATCCAGTGCCACGCAACGCTCATCCGTCACCGGCTGCGCCACCGCTGGCGAGGGTGCGATTGCGTCCAGTGCAGCGTCTGCTTCGTCCTTGCCGACACATGCCTTTGCGCCGTTGTGCAGCACGATGACGCCATGCGCCACAGCCTTGCGGTATCGTTGCGCATCCAGCGCATCGCCTTCAGGCACCGGCCCTGCTGGTAGCTCTTCTGGTGTCATGGTTAGCCTTCCTTAGTGGCCGCACGGCAGCTCGCCGTCGACGTTGGTCTTGGCGCCGCAGCTGATGCAGGTGCGGCTCGTTTCTCCCGGGGTGTCAGTGATAGCGCGAAGAAAAATCTGGTGCGGCTTTCCAAACGACATGGTGTTTCCGTAGGGCTCATCCATCTCGCCCTTCAGCCACGGGCATGCTGTTTCACAGCACACCCCCAGTCCACCTGTCTGCGGATCATCAATGCAGCCGGCGAGGGAAATCTTTCCGCAGTCACCAAAGCAGTGCTTCTGGATCAGGTCCTTCTGGTCTGGATGGAGGAGGAGGAGGCCGAAAATCTTGATAGGCGGCTCTGCTGGCTGTCGGGCATTCACAGTTGCCTCCCTTCTACGGGCTGGCTGCTCGACCGCCACACATCAAGCATGTGCTGCATCGCTTCGGGTCCAACGCGATCGACTGCGTAGGGAATCGAGTCTTGGGGAGCCAGCTCTCGCATGCGGCCGGAGGCGAGGGCGACGTACAGTACTTCGCCGGTGGAGAGAGGACCCACGCGGCGGTAGTTTCCCGCCCAGGCCTCTCGCGCGATCTCGTCGAGGTATTCCAAGTTCATGTCAGTCTCCTCACAGTTGGCCGGTGACTTCCTTGAAGCGACGGAGGAACTCAGCCTCTGCCGACAAGGGGAGCTTGGGGGTGATGGGAGCGCGGCGGGCCGATATCCCGGCCAGAGCAGGCCAGGGCGCGCTATCCGGTGCCAGGAGGTCGCGCCGCTCGGTGGCCAGCATCACGAGGTCTGCTTCATGAATTGCAGCTGCTGCGGCCGACGACGGATAAGGATCGAGGCCGAAGGCGATGTGGATCTTCGCCAGCATGCCGACCTCCAGCTCGCGGTTCTCGCTGTTGTGCGGCATGCGCTTCAGGGGCTGCACCATGTCGCCCAGGTAGGCCTCGGCCGAGTCGTGCAGCAGGCCATAGAGCTTCAGCTCCTTGGGCAGCAGGTCGGCCACGCCGACGCTGTGCTGTGCCACCGAGTAGAACTGGCGAGTGTGGCCGCCGAAGCGGCAGATCTGGGACAGGGCATGCGCGATGTCGACGATGTGGATATCGGCTGGCGTGGCCTCAGTGAGGCTCACGTAGTAGCCGAGAGTGGTATAGATCGAGTTCGGTTTCATTTGGGGTCTCGGTAGGTCAGATGGACTTGCTGGTGATCGAGGAGGGCGCCGGCGGCCGGGCGCACCAGGAACTGGGCTTGATCGAGCTGCTGCGCGCGGACGAGGTCTGAATGTGCTGCGCCGGCAGCATGCCGGCCAGCACGAAGGCGGACAGGACCCCGGCGAGCCAGGCACCGAGGAGGCGCAAGAGCATGCTGCGCTTGCTGATGACGAGCAGGACGCCAATGCGGTAGGTCATTGCGAGACCTCCGCCAGACTGCTTACGCGCCACTTGTTCATCTTGTCGACGGCCAGGGCCATGCTCATGAGAGCGGCGGCCAGCTCGCGCGCCTGGTCGGCGTTGAGGCTGGAGGTAGCGAAGAGCCCGTCGTTATGCAGCATGATGGTCACGCGGGCAGGGACAAGGTTGCGGGGCGCGATCGCCTCGGCCTTCAGGGGCAAGCCATAGATCGGCTTGATCTCGTGAGATACGGCAGTCATAGTCAAACTCCAGAAAGAGGGCGCGCCCAGAGGCCACGCAGGTAGCGATACGACAAGAAAATGGCCAGCAGGAACATGCCCCACTGGTGCGAGGAAAAGGTCTCGATGAACCAGCAGGGCTGGCCAGCCAGGCCGATAAAGCACCCAAGGCGGCGGTTCTCTTCGCCACCACGGGTCATGTAGAGCACGGAGCCGGCGCTGGTGGCGAGGATCCAGCACTGGACCAGCAGCCCGAGAAGGTCATTCATCGTTGTGTCTCCGATCGAAGCGGCGGCGCAGCTCGGCGCGGGTGATACGGTTGCCCTGATGGCGGTCCAGGTCGTCGAGGGTGTTCTCAACGTCCTCGCGCAGGACGCCGGTGTACACCCCGGTCGAGGCGATGGAGTTATGGCCGAGAGCAGCCTTGACGACGCCGCGTGGGTCAGCGGCCTTGCTTCGGCGCATGATGTCGATGGCGCGCGTATGGCGCAGCCAGTGCGGGCTGAACTTGTCAGTGAGGCCGGCGGCGATCGCCCACTTCTTCAGGCGCAGCTCGATCGAGCGCACCGTCATCGGCCGGTCAGTGCTTTGACGGCTCACCAGGAGCGGTGCGGTCTTGGCAGGTCTCTCCTCACCGGTGATCAGCATCCGGATCTCCAGGAGGTCGCGCAGTGCCTTTGAGAGCCCCAAGGTGACGTACACGCTGTGATCGCGCTTGCCGCCCTTGCGGTTCTCTTTCGGGATGAAGTGGTACTTATCTGCCAGGGCCGCTTCAGCATCGCCCACCGTCATCAGGGCGAACTCCCCGACGCGCTCGGCGGAGAAGTAGAGGCCGCGAATGATGGCGCTGTCGCGGCGGGCGTAGATGTCATTGGACTGTCCAGCAGCTTTGAAAAGCCGCTTTCGTTCTTCTGGTGTCAGGTATCGCAGCATGTGGTTCTCCATGCGTATGAGTGGCCCGCGCTCCCCAGCGCGGGTGGGGTTAGAAAGTGCCGTCCAGCAGACCAGCGATGGTGATGAACAGGAGCACCGCCACCAGGGCTGAAAGCCAGTCGATCGGCTTGGTCTTTCCGTCGCTGTTGTTCTCGTTCATGAAGTTCTCCTCCGGAGTTGTGCCGCTTGGGCGAAATTTTTAAGGGCCAGCGATATCGACCGGTGCTCCAACGCTGCCTCGAAGGGCAGGCGCTGCTTGTCGAACACGCAGGCGTCGTACGCTGCTCGCAGCTCGGCTTCCGTCGGTGGTCGAAGGTTGATCTGCAGGTGCAGCGAGCGCTGCCTCGGGTCGGGTCTCTTCATGGCGGGCCTTCTCGGTGAAAACCTGTTTCATGAGCTGGCTCTTGAAAAGGGCCAGGAAGATCGCGGAGATATCGACGGCTTTGCCGGCGGGAATCTGGTGCTCGATACGAGTGACCCCGAGGCGGCGCAGCGAAGGCGGTGGGCGGCGATCATTTGTCATCGACCATGCCCTCGATGCGGCTGACGCATTCCATTACTGCGCGGATGTAGCTCCATCCACGCTTTGCGATGCGCTGGTGCTCGTCAGGCTTGATACGACCGTCCTCCAGGGCGTCTTTGATCTCCTGGTGGAACTCACCGGACTTGGCGCCCAGCTCCAACATCACATCGAGGAGGGCCTCGTCAGAGACTGTCTCATCGATGGGCAGGCGGATGAACACACCGCCGAGCGTGGCCGCCATGGCCTCCACGATGCGATGGTCTTTTGTGAGGACCTGGACCAAGAGGGCATCGGCCAATGTTGGCTTCTGCTTGTTGGTCTCATTGGAGTTGGCCTTGTTGTAGAGGGAGCCAACCGGCATCCCCATCAGGTTGGCAAGCTTCGGCACGCCATGTTCTAAAACGATGGCGCGAAAAGCCTCCTGCACATCAAACAAAGGTTTGTGCGACATATGAATTCCAGCGAAAGATTAATAAACCGCTATTGCTGGACTCCGGCACACTGATGGTGTGCTGGAGTGTCCATCCAGCGAAAAAAGAAAAGCCCGCTGCCCCTTGGAAGGGGCGGCAGGCTCGTTACTTCGGGTAGTTTTTCATCCCGCGTGCGATGAGATCACGGGCGAGACCCGATGCGCTCTGATCGGTGCTCGAAAGGAGATTGAAGAATTGTTTTCCCAAACTGCGGTGACGAACACCGAAGGTGATCATCACAAAGTCAGGTTTTGCGCTCTGCGCGGCTTTTTTGCCCCTATTTACCGCTGACTTGCTCATATTTCAGTAGCCCCGTTTGCTATACTCAGCCCGCCCCATGTCTTAAAGATTCCTCAAAAATCTTTAAGACTCCTATTTGTATGAATTGTATTCCTATCTTTAGGAATTGCAAGAGTTTTATCCGCCTATGAACAAAGAACTTTCCCCGCTCGCACAACGCCTTGAATTCCTTGCAGCGGGAAGAGCGCTCCACGGCTGGGCCAAGTCCATCGGCCTGCCAAAGATCAGCATCGAGAACGTGATGAAGGGGAATGGCCTCTCGTATGAGTCGCTGGCGCACCTTCACCGTGTCGAGAATGTGCGTACCGACTGGCTGCTGGAGGGACGGGGTAATCCGTTCTCCGTCAATGCGTGCCTATGTGACGAATCTGCGTACGAGCTGCTCGACGAACTGCTGGTCGAGCGGTGGGAAGTAGATGTGATCACCGATGAAAACCGTGTGGCCATCGTGCTCAGCCAGCCGGCCCAGGTGCAGGTGAAGGACGGCAAGGACAGCGCTGGCCATCAGAAATATCGCGACATCAACTATCGCCTCGTGGAGATAGTGTGCGGTGCCCTGGGGACACGTACGATTGCTCGCGCCACAGCGTTCGGAATTCACCGAGTGCTGCAGATCGGTAGCGATATGATGAAGGAGCTAGAGAAGGGAAAGCTTGGCTCTTACTTCCTGTTCTCATCCCCTTCGGCGCTGATCCCTCACGCGGTCCAGTATGCCCATGCCGGCAAGCTGTTCGAGAAGCTTGAGAAGGGTGAGCAGACAGCGTCGACGCCCGAGGAAAAGGCATTGCTCAGCAGCTACCGCAGCATGTCCTCCGACAAGCGACAGGCCGTAAGCCAGGTCGTTCTCTCGATGGCTGATCTTGGCAATCGAAAATTAAAATGAAAAATGCCCGCCTCTCGAAGATGGCGGGCAAAGACCTCACAGCAGCTGGTGGCGGAAAGCCCCGCCCCCGATCCAATGTTTCAAGCCAAGGTATCGACTTCCTGACGCGTTTTATAGCCGGCCCAAACGCCGTACGGCGGATGTAAGCCGTCCGGGAAATGAGACTGAGCAGCCTTATAGCAGTTCGGATTAGTCGGATCGCTATTCAGGTTAAACAGATTGCGAATCGGGTTGAAGACATCGATAGTGCCGTCTGCTACTCGTGCCTGGCAATACGGCTCGAAGTTAGTCACGACATCACCGCCGACAGCGATGCGTGGGACCGATACTTGATCACTCGACAGCGCATTTTGCGCGGTGTATGTGCTCAGGCGAATCATGTAGCCATTGCGAATGATCCTAAGCTGACGAATAGTGCCCGTTGCAGCTACCGCCTTCAACTTCATCGTCGCCCATGCCTGGGAAGCCTGAGTAATGAGGTCGGATGAGTCGCTCGGGGATGCACCAGTTGTGATCGAGTTGATGCCAGCACCATCGATAACGACGTTGCAATACTTGACCAGGTTCTGCTGTGCATTGCCAGGAACGGTGCCAGAATTATAGATCGGCCAGCTTGCGCCGCTGCGTTGGAAGTTGAGTGCGGCCAATGGAGGTTTGCCAACGCAAATGTTGACTGCACCAGCAAAAATAGCGTTGCCCGTGCTGGTGTTGCCTTGGCCGAATGTGGAGTCCCCGAGACCAAAAACGACCTTGGGATCGCCCGCAACGAATTCACCGATAACGCGCAGCTTGGGGCCAATCTGCTGAATTGTTGTGCTGCCAATCACCTGCACAGAGACATAGCCTCCTTTATTTACCGTACTGCCAACGCCAGCAGTGATGTTTGCGGTAGTGGGATCATACACATACGCTTGTGCCGGTGTCGTCGGCCCGGTAGTGACTTCGACGGACGGCATATTGGTGTTCTTGGGCCAGTCCCAGCGCGTCTGAAGGTTGATAGTGGCGCCGGCCGGTATCTGTGTCAGACCGAACATGGACGGCGTCATGATATCTGAGAGGTTGTCGACGCTGCCGTCGGCAAACGTTGCGCCGGTGGCTCCGCTGTTCCATGTCACTCTTACCGGTGTACCTTGGCGAGTTCCGTTGTAGAAGATGACTGCGTAGACATCCTCCAGCGTGATGGCGTTTCCGTTTGGCTGCGGCAGGTTGCTGACCGTGCGAATGCAATCGGCGGCCAGTCGGAAACTCTTGATCGCACCAGAACCCACGGTGTGCTCGTCGTTGCACATGATCTTGCGGTCGACAGTCGTCGAAAGCGTCATCGTGTACAAGTTGATCTTGTTGTGCGCTGACACGGATCGGAAGATGCCGGAAGATGCCGGAGCGGCGATCACGTTCAATGCCGGCGTGTCGTAGGTGAGCGTGCCAGAACCGTTACTGATGGTCGTGCGCATCGCTAAGCTACCGGTAGCACTGGGCCAATACACGGGCGGCGTGCTGGTCGCCGAGCCCTGAAGCACCCCGTTCCAGAGAATCTGGTAGGTAATCGTCACGCCGGTTCCCTGAGCTGTTGCAGGCGAGAACATGGCAGGGCTGCCGACCACCGGACGGTAATCGTAGCAATACGGCAAGCTGGCAAAGGCAAGCGGGGCGCCGACCAATGGCGTGCAGACCATGGGAGCGCTGGCAGCGTCATCAGAGCCCAGGGTGTTGACCGCATGGTGGCGGACACTGAAGTGGTGGCCCAAGTCGGCTAGGGTCGGTGTATAGGTGGGGGCTGTGCCGCTCGCCACGATCTGCCCGTCTCGCAGGATGTCGCGTGAGTGAGTCACGCCCGTACCGTCGTTGAGGGGACCATCGACCACGGTGAGCGGGACGCTTACCTGCGGGCTTCCGCTGAGCGACGGGGGAGCGGTGAAGCGCGGGGCTACCGTCTCGGCTGGAGGAACGACGATGGACGATGCCGCGGACCACTGGCCCGAACCTTGAGCGTTCCGCGCGCGCACCTTGTGGTAGTACTGCGTCCCGTTCTGCAGCCCAGTTTTCACCAGGGGACTGGCCGTGCCGATCACATTCGGAGGCACGAGGGCATCGTTGGCCTTGAGGTATGTGGCGAGCTCGACATCAATGATCGCAGAGCCACCATCGTCGGCCGGCGGAGAATACGGTACCGAAGACTGCCCAGATGCAGCGACCGGAGTTCCGATCGTCGGTGCCCCCGGGACATCGTACGGCACGCTGACCGTTTTCTTGCTTCCGATCGACACACCGGTAGCACGAACGGCAATCGCAAAGCCTCTGTCCGCCGATGTCTTGATGTAGGGGTTGGCCGCGCCGGCAGGCGCCGCAATATCGGTGGATTGGCCATTGCCGTCGATACGCGACCATTGAAGAGCGGTATAGATGATCCCCTTCGGGATCACTGCCTGGATGGTCGTACCGTTGTCCACCATATCCAGAGTCAGGGAAGATCCTTTGGCGGGAAAGCTCATCGAACACTCCATGCTTCCCCGGGGGCGCCGGTAAATCGGATGTGGGAAATCGGGGTGCTGATGGCCAGCACCAGCATCGTGTTGGTGCTCACATCGTAGTCGACCGGAAAGAACTCATCGCCGCCATCGGCGGACAGCTCGATCTTGCGAGTTGCGGTGGCGTTGCTCTTGAGGACTGCTGTCAGGTTCACGCGGCTGGACGGCGAGACCGAAAGCACTTTCACTCCCATCGAGTCGAGCGTTCCTTTCAACACTCCAGTGGCGATATCAGGGCTTGGCATTTGATTTTCCTTGTTGGGCTGATAGGGGATCGCTTACTTGCCCGCCGGCGCTGTACAACGGGTGCCGGCCGGGGGCTTCCAGCCGCAGTGCGCGGCGCCGACCTGGTTGTGATCGACGATCTGGCGCGCTGTCGTGTCTGCCACGACGTCATTGCATGCTGGATAAATCGGCTTGAACAGATCGCAGGAGGTGTCGATCGTCCGGGTGATCGTCACCGAGGGCTGCTGTGGTGGCGTGGCCGCGCACGCGGCCAGCGCCATTCCTACGATCAGTGCGCTACATGCGCCATTGGTCCATTTCACGTTGCACCTCCTGTGGTGATTTGGCCGCGTTCTGGGTCTCGACCTGCTGCCGTACGGCTGCAGCGTCGACGCGGGCCGTTGCGGCTGCTGCATCGGCCTTGGCTTCTGCCTTCTCCAGTTCTGAGACGCGGGCCGTGGCGGTGGCCTGGGTGGCCTTGGCTTGCTGATGTCGCACGTAGCCGAACAGCACGCCGGCGGCGCCAGCGATAAGCGAGAGGATCTGCAGAATTGCGGTGATAGTCATCCGGCTACCTCCTGCAGCGCCTGCGCGTGGTATGCCGGCCAGGTCTCCGGACGCGGCTTCCCCGGTCTCCAGATCCGGAGGTAAGCAGCCCAGGCCGCATCGGCGTCATTGGCTGCTGGCAATCGCTGCGCATCCGTGAACAGCATCAGCCTCGCCACGCCGGCAGCCAGGATGTCGTTGTGCTCCATGGCTGCATAGATGGCCTGAGGGGTGAACGGCACCTTCAGCGCTGCACACAATCGCTCCAGGAGCGGCCTGCTGGCGCCGTGGAGATAGACGCCCCAGACGCCTCCGCGGCTTTCCTTGGTGCCCAGCTCAAACTGCCAGAAGCTGCGCGCCGGTCCATTCCCCATCTGGCGCCGAGCTTCGAAGCGGGACTCCTGGAGGCCGATGGCCAGCAGCATGACCAGTGCTTCGATGGAGTTGAGTCCGGGAGGTAACAGCGAAAGCGCCGGCCGGATGGCCAGGGCTAGGATCTCGCTAAGTTTCTGATTTGCCATCGCTCTGCTCCTTCTTGTTGAAAATCTTGCGCACCTGGTCGAGGATGGCGCGTTGGCTGACCAGGCGTGCGGCGATAGTCAGCAGCAAGCCGATCACCGGCGCCACCTGCTCGCCATGCTTCGGGAAGAGGGCCACGAAGCCGGGAGCGACGTCGGGCCAGCGGTCGGCAAGGATCGGGACGGCGGTCACGGTGACTGCCGAGATGACGCCGATCCACACAGACCACCAGGTGCGAATGGCCGCCCATTCAGCTGCAAGGAACGACTTCATTTCACCCACCTCCTCATGTCTGGGCGCCCCACGGGGCTGTTCTGAATCATCAGGTTGCGCAGTTCGTCGATCTTGTTGGACTGCTCCTTCTGTCCGTCCTTGATGTCGCGCAGTTGCTGGTTGGTTTCGCTGCGTTGCTCGCGCATGCCCACCTCGATGCGTGCCATGCGGTCCTCGTGCACGATGTCCTTGCTTTCCAGTTTTTCGACCCTGCTGACCAGCGTGAAGTAGCCCAGCGTGCACGCGAATGCAGCACCAGCAAAAGCACCGACAGCAGACTGCACATTGATGGTGGTGTCGAAGAGGCGAGTTTTCTGCGGGGGTGCAGGCACGGCGGACGGCGAGTTGTCGGTCATGCGGTTGCTCCTGGTTCGGTCGGCCATGCCACTTCTTGCGGATAGCCCGGTTGCTGGGAAATGCGGTTCAGGGCGATGCGATACTGCTTCCACGACAGCAGCTCCGCTTCTTCCTGCTCGGTGGCCACGCCGAGGTCCTTGGCATCTTGCAGGGGTGAGATCCGTAACGTCGCCCGTTGCATCAGTTGATCGCGCTTCGCCTGCACGGTTGCTGCGAGCTCCTCGGGGGAGGAATTGCCTGTGGCCGGCGTCGACTCGCTGGTACCTTCCGGCTGGTCGATATAGACCCATTGACCAGCATCCAGGTCGATCTTCTGCAGCTTGCCGTCGATGTCAGGCCCTGGCTCAATGGGGCTGGTGCAGCCTGGATAAAGCCAGCTGCCAGGCACCTCTGGGTCGGGGTCCGCGTAACACGGTGCGGCAGTGCGAAGCAGCACACCGGTCATTGGATGAAAATTCCAGATTTCAGGGGCTTGTTCCATATGGCGGTCCTTAATACTTGATGCAGATAAGAGCTGCGAGGTTGCGAACTAAGTTTTCAGATCCACCCGTTGCGTAAATACTCAAGCCGTGGGCGTGGGAGCCATTCCAGCTGGTCAGGGTGCCGGTATCCAGATCTCGCGAGTTGACCATGTAGCCGGTGCTGCCAGACCCAGCCAGTTCTCCCGTTCTGGTGAACGGGGAGAGGGAATATGAAACGTGCTGGTGGTCTCCTACGGCGGCGATTGCGCCACCGTGCGTGTGCGAAAGGATCTGTCCGGACTGCAAGGCCCAGAGCAAACGGCCTACGTCCACGCCGCGGCCATCGTCCCACCCTCGCAGGAATTCACCGCGCGCATCCGGCAAGACGATGTAGCTTCCACTGATGCTTCGGGAAGTGGTCGGACTCGACTGGTTAGTGCAACGGTAGCCCCACGCCGCAGTGGCATTGTTGGCGTCGCCGCAATAAAGGAGTCCGGCCAGGGTGCTGTATGCCGCGATGGGGATGGCGGCTCCGTTCACTTTTAGCCAGCCAGAAGGCGCGGAAGAGAAGGGGAACAGTCCCAACATGCCGGTGGTGCCAGACAAAGCCCCGGCTTGGCCGAGTGTGATGAATTGATTGCTTTGCGTCGCGATCGCACCTTGTTGCGCACCACCAGCGCACCGCACCAGAATCCATGCGCCAGCATTGTTGTTCGCTGTGGGCGAGTAGGAGAGGGTAGCGATACCGCCTGCAACCATCTCGCCGCCCTGTAGCGGCTGCATCGCCAAACCGAGGATCGGCTTTGCCGCCAGTCCGTCAGGGGCGAAGGTGCTCGCGCCAGTATTGGTCCTGGCGAGCACGATACGCTGCTCCAGCCCGCGGCTGAGCGTGTCGTTCGTCAGCGGTATCACATTGGTCGCGGCGAAGGTATTGGCCGCGGTCCCGGTGTCGTCCAGAATCACCTGCTTCTGAATGAGAGCAAGAATCCCCTTCAGCAGTTGCGACACGTCGCCTTCCACATTGGTCTGGCCAGCGGCTACCTGCACCGCCAGGATCGAATCGACCAGATCGTTCATGAAGCCAGCATCGTCGACCGAAGCCGCGAGAAGGCCTGGTATCCCGCCGGTAAATTTTCCGTTGTACAGCCCGAGCTCACTGGCCCTGCTTTTGGGGTAGTCCATCGTTATCCCTCGTAATTAAAGATGACCGTGGTGTGTGCGGGCTTCAGTTTCAAGACGCGGCACTCCAAAGCACCGTTGCTGCTCTGCATGAACAGGCCGCCGAAGCGATCCGAGAATCTCCTGGGGATGTAGCCGTCTCCGGGGACATTCATCTGCCAAACGTTGCGCCACCGGATGCCGTAGAAGCGCGTTGCGAACCGGCTTCCGAAGCGGCGAACTGGAAATTCCTCGACGGTCGCGCCAGGGCGGCCCATCGCTGCCGCAATCGATATGAAATACGCGGCGCTGGCGCCACCGGTGCTGACAAGCTTGGAAGTAACAGCGGCGCGCCGTTCAAAGACGGTCGCCTCTGCAGTGGTGCATTCGTCCGGGAGGCCTGTGAAGGCTTCCCATTCGCTGAGCAAGATGCTCGCGCTGCGCGGGTCAAGTTCTCGCGCAATGGTGTTGAGCAAGGACTCCACGCGGGGCGCTGCGGCGGATAGTCCGCGCAGCAGGCGCATGAGGACCGATGTCCGCTTGCGAGGCCATGCCAGGCCGGTGGGCATGAACTGCGCATGCGCCTGGGTGTATTCGTCTTGGCTTCTGGTTTCCATGTCAGGCGACCCACTGTGGCGTACCCATCACCAGCACTTCGTTCGCCGCGCACTGGACATCCGCAGTGGGTGAAATCAGGGTGTGGTCGGTCTCCCCATCGGCCAGGGATATCTCTTCATCGATGTGCGAGAGCAGCAGCTTCCCGCCGAGATCTCGCTCTCGGGTGAGCAGGTCGTTCAGTTGAACGAGCACGGCATTGCGCACGGCCGGCGTATTGGGTACCACCCTGATGGTCGGCGTGAACGCCTTCGGTGTCGGGGCGTACACCCCCACCGAGGCGGCGACTGGCTTGCGGCTGGGGTCCTTCAAATATGCGAGGGCCTGCTCTACCAGCTCAGGAGAGGGGATGATGCTTTCGGTGTTGTTCTCGCAGACGAAGAAGACCTGTACGGTATCAAGCCCATCCAGGCCGCTGCGCACCCAAACTTTCGTAGCGCCAACACCCGCTTCCTTGATCCATGTGACATAGTCATCGGCATTTCCACCATGGGCAGGCTTCTGAACACGGGCCAGGAAGCGATCCCAGAGGCTATCGATCGACTCCTCTTCGCGGCCGCCATCCAGGCCACCGGCGGCCACGAGACCATCAGCCGTGACCCCTTCAACGGTGGTCATCAGCGTCAACTTCGAACCTGCTGCGAGATTGCCGGCGGTGCCGGCCGTTACCGCTTGGACTTGCACTGAGACGCTCCCACCAGATGCAACGCCGGCCACGACGACCGCATATTCCACTCCGGCATCCGATTGCATCCGTTGGTCAACGTCGATGCCTTTGCCATCCGCAGCGGAGAATGTCGCCATGCCGGTGGCGGACGCCGGCGGCTCCTGGTAGATGGCCCAGATCTCGGCCCACTGGCGCAACAGGAAACCCTTGCACCACGGCAGGCATTGCTTGAGGAAATTCCTGATGAAGCCATACATGCCATGCGTAAAGCCGGCCATGACCCGTGCGAGCACGTTGAGATTCCGACGCCGCAGGGTGGCATCGGTACCAGGGAGTTCGCCCTGGATATCGCTCTCGGCATCCACGATGAGTTTGCGGAGCGAGGGAATATCGAAGTCAGCCATAGGTGTTTTCCCACAATCTTTGGAATTGGAGGCGCAAGGTGCTTCCGTCAGGGCGTGTGATCCTGACTTCCAGCAAGCGAACGCCCATTCTCGGGTTGGTTGCTGTGATCTCCAGGCCTTCGGCGATCCCATCGTCGACCAGCCATTGCAGGGCTTCTGCCGCATACCGTTCGTCGGTCCGGAGCACGGATGTCAGCTGCTTGGCTGAGCCGTTGAGCCAGAGTCGGGAGCCGATCTTGTCACCCTCTACGGTCGGGAACAGGTCGCCCCAGAAGCCTCGGCGGTCTGTGCTGGTCTCATCGGGCAGGACGTCATCGACCTTGGCCTCGCCATCGGTGAACAGCGACATGACAACCGCAGTGACCAGGCCATCGTCATCCTGGAGCAGTACGCCGTCGAGGGCGTAGTCAGCCCCGGTCGTAAAGTCGACGAAGACTGTCGCGATATCGCTCATGACAGCCCCTGCGTCGGTGGATTGCTCTCAGCGTTGGTCCCATTGACATGGTGCGTATGGTCCAGCTGGTGCTGGCGCAGCTGGTCGACCGTGACGCTGTTCCCCAGGCTCAGGTCGGTAATCGTGCCCGTGGATTTCACCTCGGGCGAATTGAGGATCACCTTTTTGCTGGCGTTGAGGACGAAGGTCTCCGTCGTGACCTCGACGATTCTGCCGCGCTTCATGTGGATGGAGTCGCCTTCGTCGGTGTACATGGCTACCTCTCCAGCCTGCATAGCGATAGCCACACGACGGTCATCCATGCAGAGCACGACGGCCGCATCGCGCACGCCGCCAATCGCGATGAGAATGCCTTCGGCGCCGGCCTGGGGCGCGGACCGGAAGCCATACTGTTGGAACAGCTCGACTCCATCGCGGGGCTCGCCTTCAAGGGCCTTGACCTGCATGAGCACATTGCTGTTGCGGACAGTGAGAACGGCACGACTTGCCAGCAGGCGAATCTTCCGTTCGAGTGGGCTGAGGAGACGGCGCAACTCATCGATCATGGTTGCCTCCGATGTAGGTGCCGGTTTCGAAGGTCACGATCTCGCCCACCGCGTCCTTATCCTTCTTCGCACGGTGGCGCGCTTCTCTCTTGTTCACTTCCATCCCGTTGGCACCGGTGGCGCGGCGGCCGAGGCGCGTGGCCTTCACGCCGGCGATGATCTCGAAGGCGGACGGATGCGCGAACTGCAGCTCTGTCACCTTTCCTCGACGCTCATCGAGGAAGAAGTCCGGCTTCACGACGAGCAGGTTCTCGCTGATGTCCAGGGCGGGGTATTGGACGTTGACGAGCATGTTCGGCCGCCATACCTTCCCGGCATCGTTGCGCCAGCCTTGCACGATGAATCGGCCGCGCGTGCCGCGCCCGCGCCGGATATTGCGTTCCCATTCCGCTCGTGCCTGGAAGTTGACGCCCTTTCCGTGCTGTTCGGAGATCACCACGAGGGGCCTGTAGCGAGTGATCGCTGTGTCGACGGCGAAAGCGGATCCGTGCGCGACTGCAGCGCCGAACTCGCTGTCGTTGCCCTTGCCCTGGCCCTTGACGATGATCTTGCTGTATCGCTCTTTCCAGGAGGTGATGACCGATCCGTATTTGATGCGGTGAACACCCTGGGTGAGATTAGCGACTGCCGCGCCCGTGGAGGCACGAGTGAGGATCAGGCGGCCGGTGCCATCGGTAGTGAGCAAGACGCCGCGCATGCGCGCGGCCCGGTCGAGCGTTTCAAAGGCTCGCTCGCCTTCCTCGATGTTGAAGCTGGGGAATGGGTCACCGACGTCGACGTCCACTACCACGGGAATGTTGAAGGGACTGGCCACGTCGCGGGCGATGCGATCGAGTTTTGCATTGGTCCACTGGCCCGAGCGGTAGATTGCCGAGCAGTCAATCAGATCTGCGGTGGTGTCTCGGCCAGTGACATTGACGCCGTAGTCCTCATCGGTGACGAATGGCTCTGCATCGTCAACGAAGCCCTGCATTACCGTCTCTCCCTCGATCCGCAAGGAGAATGCGTCGCCCGCGTAGATGCGGCGCCGGTCCACCTTCTCCGACCAGCGGCTCGCCACATGGAGGCTGAAGCGGCTGGATGACTGCTCCAGGCCGGTCTGCACCACGGCGCTCTTCCAGCCGCCGTACACGGCGCTGCCGATGATCAGCTCGATACCATCAGACACGGCGCACCTCCAGAGGTACAGAGGCCGGCAAGAACAGCGGGTGGATCAGTTCTGCGCTCGCCTGGTTGCGGTCCACCAGCTCATCGGCATATACGACGTCGCGATACAGGCGGTAGGAGAGGACCGACGCGGGCATTGATGCGGTGAGGGTGGTGGCGACGAGGGTGGCCAGATCTGCGCCACGATCGGTGATGTCTTGCACCATGGCCGCACGAACGTCCAGCAGCGGGCGGTAGACGGTATCCGAAGCAGCAAGGATCTGCTCTTCCAGGGCTGCATACAGGGTATCGCGCAGCTCGACCGCGTCATCCTTGCTGGAGAAGACCTCAAACGTGGATGCACGGGTCGCTTCGATGACTGCGGCGCGGGCCAGGAGAGTGAAAACCGCTGCCTGGTTGGCAGCTTGCTGGGATCGAACGGGAGTCGTGGCTGCGATCGTCGGGCGGGTCGATCCATACGACGCAAAGCCCAGGAGCTGGTTGATAGGGCGCCGCACAGCTGACGATTCGCCGAAGACCGACTGCTGGGCTGCAGAGAAATCGAAGAGGTTGACGACTCCCCGCACCAGCGAGCCCAACTCCGTGGCCAAGGCGTTCGGCGTGGCAAGAAGGCCGACCAGGCTCGACTTGAACTGTTCCCCGGCCAGTACGAGGGACGACAGGCCGGTGAGGTTGAAACTGATCCGCCGGCGCAGGTCGGATATCGCGTCGGCTGCAGCTTTGATTTCGCTCGTGATGGAATCGATCGACCAGCCGGGCATGCCCTTGATACTGAAGTTGTCGGCGAAGTCTGATTCCAGGGAGGCGTAGGCCGCATCGCATGCAGCGTCGACGGCCAGTTGTGTATCGACCTGGGAGAGAAGTTCGTCTTCGTCGTTGTCTTCGATGAACTTCAGCGAGAAGCTGACCATGCCGCGCTGCTCGATGAACTGTTCGCGCAGGCGCGTCTTGTCCACCAGCTTGACGTCCAGGTATCCGTAGGTGGGATGCACCAGCGTGCCGGCACCAGGCTGCAGCAGTGCCTTGATCAGCTTGTTGCGGCCATTGAGGTATTCGTCGCCGATGATGAAGCCATCGACGATGATCTCGGTGGTGTCC